GCCCAGCCACGTCAGCCAGCGCCTGTGCAGTGTGTTCGCGTCGTCAACCAAGTTCGTGAAGACGTCACAGCCAGCACGGTCGAACATTTCCGCAAGCACTTGACCGCTGCGGCGAAGGAACGGAACAGGGTGCGAGTAGACCCAATCTGTCGTTATCATCCATGCCGTCGCTAGCTTGCCTTGGCGTCCTGCCACACCTGCCAGCGCAATTGCCTCGCCTGTGTCTAGCGACTTAGCGCTCAGCAGGACGTAGGAGACATACGCGCTGAACTCGACAGTTTCCTCTACCGTCGCATGCGGGAACGCACGCAGCGCTTCAAGTCTGTCAGCCTCACGCATGTTTTGCGTTAGCGTAACGATGTCGTCATGGCTCGCTGTGCCGACTGTCATCATCGTCATGCCTGCATACTCTTTGGGCTAATCATGCCTTGCCACTCAAGGGTAGTCAGCGTGCTTGGGAACGGCCCGTCATTCGTGAACTTGACAGTTACGTTATCGTTCTTGGCAAAGATAGGGAACCGGAACGCGCCTGTGGCAAATGCCTGCTGACCCAGCACCACGTCAGCGTCACCTGTTTGCAGTGCGCCAAAGACGTATTCCTTTTGCTGCCGTCCCTTCGGGGTAATCTCAGCAGTAAAACCCGCCGTGTCAGCGTAGGTCACTGTGGCGTAGCGCAACTGCAAACGGCTCTCACTGCGCCCGGTCTCCGCACCCTGCGGCTTATAGAAAATTGGGGACTGAGTGTAAGCCATCGTGTAGTTCATGCCGACGCTGAAGTTAGGCAACACGGCAGTCGTAATGTTGTTAAGCACGCGGTCTGCGTCAGTAGCAAACACGCCGTCAAGACGTCCGTACACTAGGGCGCGCGTGTTGTTCATAGTGCTGTCAATCAGCGCAGCCAGCGCATTGTAAGCTGCCGTGGTTGCTGCGCTGTTCGGGTCCACTGTCGCCGCGCCAATGAACGCTAGCTGTGCTGCATCGAACTGCGCAAGCGTCACGTTGCTAGCTAGCTTCAATGGTGTCAGCGCAACGGACGGTACGGTAATCCCAAATGCGCTAGTGTCCGTCAGCACAACCCCAAAGTCTGTAGCGTCAGTGCGGTATGGCAACTCAATAGCCGACCAGTCGGAGCCGGGACCAATCGCACCGCCCGTACTGATTGGGAACTCAGCGCCTTGCGGGTCGTAAGCGTTACCTGTTGCTGGCGTTCGGCCACCTTCAACTGTCACGCACTGCGAGCGGCTAACTTTCATGTCTAGCAGAATCGGAAAGTCTGCTGGCCCTGCGTTCTGGATTTCTTCAAGCTCGACCCTGAGCATGTACGCTCGCGTAGATGTCGTGCCGAATGACGTACCAATGCCCGTGCTTGCCTCAAGTGCTGCAATGTAGTCCTTAGACGTCACTTCTATGGCGATGTGCAAGTAGTCTTCGATGACGTCAGCACCAATGATCTTAGTGTCTTCGCCCAGCGTCCACTTCGACCATGCGCTTTGCAGTCGGTTGCGGTTAGACTCAAAGAACTTGTAGACGAAAATGGTGTTGGGCGCGTCGTGGCTGAGCGCAAACAGCATCTGCTTTTTCTGCGAGCCACACAGCGTATGCACACCGCTCGGTATGTACTTCGGTGCCTGCGCAGTGATTTCAGTGCTGTCAATGATTGCAGTATCGACCTCGCTGGTGATCTCCATGCACGTCGTAAACGACACGTTGTCCTGCGGAAAGAACACTTTAGTGCCTACAGCAATAGGACGGACGAGTGGGCTTGCCTCAATGCTAGATGCTTGTTGGAGCAAGGCAGTCGCTGGTGTCAAAGCGTTAGGCGCAACCAGTCGGAACTGCGCGCGGTCGCTCATCAGCATCAGCGTGTTTGCAAACGGCACGGCACTCTGCAAAACGTCAACGCGCCCGGTAGACATGGATATGTCAATACGGTCGTCATCAAGTAGCTGCACGACGGTTGAGCGGAAAAAGTTACTGGTCTGGCCGTAGTCAGTGCCACTTAGAATCATGTTCTCGTCAGCCACAAAGCCAAGGCGACCGCCGTGAACAAAGACGTCATTGATCGTAGAGCCAACGAAAGACGGTACTGCGTTGCTGTCGCTATCGCCACAAATACGTGGGGCATACTGGTGCCGCGTCAGCGTAAAGTACGGGGTGCCGTCTTCCTCAAACAGCCGCTGGATTTTATGCGGAAGGGTAGCTTCATCAAGAATGTACGGTGTCTGATAGGTCTCGACGTATTTCTCTTGGTTGTAATCCGCAATGACATAGTAGCCCGTATCGCCCACGTCACCACCTACTAGCGTGATTGCGCCTGGTGCTGCCGTTCCTGAGCCGGGACCAGATGTACCGATAGCTGCTAGGTCTTGGAACGTGCCGACTGACGGAAAGTTGTTACCCGTGTTTACAACCGTGTGCTGTAACGTAGACGCAGCCCAAGGCTGTACGTCAGGCAGCACGTCTGGTCCGGTCCAGTCGCTAGTGGTATGCTCGCCAGTCACAACAAAGATAATGTCGTTTATCAGCGTCACTTCATCACTGGTAAGCCCAGTCCCGGTTACTACAGTGGTTACATTAAACAGAGTACCGCTAGTGAGTGTCGTAGATATGCTGGCGGTTGTAAGATTGCCAAAATCAATGTCAGGGTTTGCATGCGGCCTTATCGCGTCACCATCATAGGTGTGATAGGTGGGGTGATCGTTGACGCGTAACGGTCGGTAGGTGGCCCCGTTGTCATCTGAGATTTCTAGCTTACCCGTTGTCGCATTGATGTTGAGGTCATACGTCAGCGTGCGTCCGTTGATCGTTGCGCGGCTAGATGCAGGACCATAAGCACCTGTTGTTCGCGATTTTACACTGTAGTCAACGTAATTTGGGTCGTCATAGTTCACAGAGGACGTTGAGAAAAACGGGCCTGCCAGTAAATCATTTGGCGATAGCCCGTTTGATGCCGAAACGGACGTGTGAAGTAACGATGCAAGCCGCTGCAAGCCGTTTGTAAACGAACCTAAGTTCGGCAAAACAAAGTAGGTAAATTCGGTTACAGACGCATTGTTACCATTGTGCAGATACGTCGGGTCTGCGTTTGCACCGTTCGCAAAACTGCCAGTAAGGTTATCAAATAGATCATCAAGGTCACTACGGTTTGCCCCGAGACTAGCGAAAGAAACTGCGCGGTTATCGACTAAGAAACCCCATCTTTGTTGGGTAGGCTGATTAAGGCTTGCGTCAGTGATCTGGATGCGAAACACGCGCGCTGCCAGTGATGACCGTTGCGCCGTGTAGTTGGGGGTTCCGCTACCGTCATCCCCACCGCTACCACCACGATCTGTGTCGTAAGCCAACTGCGGGTAGGTGGCAAAATGATGGGCTTCAAAGTTCCGGTTCTCACCGCCAGCAACCGTCACGTTCCTGTTGACCACAAATGTAGTGTCGGCCACGGTCGCGAACCGTAGACTTTGCGCGTAGTCCTCCGTGCCGCTAGTCAGGTAGTCGGTTGAGGAGCTGTCATCCATTTCGACCCGCAACGCTTGCCCAGTGTCAGCATCAAAGGCACGCAGCCCGTCAGCATCCACGACAAGACAGTAGTGTTCAGTGGCGTCACGGTTGATGAAGTGCGTTGCCGCCTTGTCGCTAAACGTCGGAGCGTTTGTCGTACCGTAGTCGTACAGTTCGCCTAGCCACTCAGTCGCTTGACGCTTCTGCATGCCGACAACTGGTGACAAGTAGGCATTCTCAATCTCGCTAGCCGTGTTGCTGAACCGCAAGTTTTCTGACTGCTGCGAGACGCCACCAACAAGGTCGCGAATGGTGTCACTAATCAGGGGCATTAGCGGAACAATCCCGTGCGGTGAACGATACGTGCGGTGCTAATGTTGTCAGCAATCATGTTGTAACCGGCCACGTTGGTTTCCTCGTTGACCAGTTGGGTGTACGCCGTCTGCTCGTCAAAGCGGTCGCTCTGCGCTAGCGTCTCGCTGCTAATGGTACGCTCTTGGAAAATCCGCGCAGCACGCAAGGCGATGAAGCGGCGCGCAGTCTCTGGCAGTTCGTCGTAAGGGAGACCAATCGTCTGATCGACAGTGATGTCATGGTCAAACTGATAACTATGGGTCAGGCGGTTATACAGATAGGTGCCTCGCTGCACGATGGGCAGGTGGCTGTCGTTACCGCTAGGCTTCACTCGCATGACGTTCGGCGCAAGCACAATGCGGCCTTCAAGGTTGCGAGCGAGTTTGATCTGTACGTCAGTGTTCCAATGCCACGACTGAGTTTGCAATTCGCGCGTGACGTTGCGCACGATGTCGAGTGCAATGGTGGCGTCAACAACGGTGTCATCCTCAAGGCTCTGCACTGGCGTCTCGCCAATGTTCATCAGACACGTATTGACCGCTTCAAGCTCTGTGGTGGCTACGACTGGATTGCCCATGTGTGGTGTCTCCGCTGCTGCAAAAGGGAATAGGGGTAGCCCGAAAGCCACCCCTAAAAGCTAGACCTTACAGGTCGGTCGGAGCGTTACCGGTGATGCCGATCATGCACTCAGGGCGCAACACGCCATGGCCCACTGCCATTTTGGACACCATGAGCGTACCAAGTCGCCGTGGGTCATAGCTGCTCTCAGAACCAAGGCCCAAAAGCTGCACCGTGCCAAGGGCTTCGGGGTGCATAATGAGCGCGAGGAAGCTCGACATGTCCGCGTTGTACTGGCTGCGGAAGTCAGGGAAGCGGTCATTGCTGTTGATCTGCGGGGACGTGCCGTGATCGACTGCCATGTTGGTCGTCTTGACAACTTGCATCCCAGCAACACGCAGAACGGAAGCGTCAGCGTAGTCACCGTTGTTAGACACAAAGTCACGGTTCAGAATCTTATCGTTCTGTACGAGGCCATAGTACACAGCCGGGGACACGTACACGAAACGGTCAGACTCTGGCACGAACTTCTCGTCCAGCTTCTGTGCTGCCAGATAGATTGCGTCAATCAGTTCGGCAACAGTGTTGGTGGTCTGGTCAGCATCCGCATCCACGACACCCGTTACGGCAGCGTTAATGTTGATAGCCTCAGCAACACCTTGATCTGCCAGCGAGCTAGACGGAGCCAAGATTTCCTTACCAGCAGCAGCAAACAGGTTGCGGTCATAGGTCAGTGCCAAGGCGCGACCCATCTGGTTAGTGAACTCACCGCGAACGTCGTAGTGGTTCTTAGCCTCATCAATGTCCGCAATGAACGTGTGGCTCACTAACATGTCGTCAATGTGAATCACTCGCTCGTCTTGCTTAATTGAATAACCAGTCAGTTCCGTCCCGCTAGAGTGGTACTCCGCAATGGTCTTGCCAATTGCCGGGAACTGAGCAGACTTGCCCGAGGAAATGGTGCGTACCCGTGTCCGCTCGCGCAGTACGGTGTTTGCATCAAACGCGGCTTGGACTTCTCCGCTCCAAAGGCGAAGAAACAATTCGTTGTTAGTGTCCCACTGTGTCTGGTTGGTGGGCGGTTGAGTGTAAGTTGAACCCGACCCGATACCGAGGCGGGAAACAGTAGCGTTAGCCATTTGTTTGGCCCTTTCGTAAATAGTAACTACGTGGATTTCTCGCGCGGTTGTCCGTATGGGCCGCTTATGTCAGCGCTAGTGGCAGTATGCCTCTCGCGCTAGATTGCTTCTCAGCACCTGCGTCTGCGTCTCGATAGTGTCTGCCGGGGAGACAAACAGTGGAAGCCAGATTGTGCAGGTTTGTTCTTTAAGGTCCGCGATACCAGCCTTTTGCTCGCAACTCGCGACGAACAGCATCATCACTGTCAAGGCGATTAACTTCATTGCTCGCTTCGGCTGCATCTTGGAAGCCTTGTTGTGTCTTGCGCGTCTTCAACAGGTAGCCCGTCACAGCGACTCCCGCCGCGAACGCAGACAGCCAACTCAGTAGGTTCTTCATCGTCTGCCCTTGCGCCAATCGTCAACGCGCAGCCAGAGTATATAACAAAATGCTAACGCTAGCGCAACGAATACAACCCAAGTGTAATTTTCGACAAAGGATGCAACCTCTCGTGCAGGCTCAATGACAGGCGCAACGGCAGTCAGTCCTGACACCACAGCAGCAGGCACAGCGGCCTTGATCGTGCGGCTTTCCGTCAGGCTTTGGCGGACTTTTTTGACAGGCGTGGTAAACAGCGCACTCTCAGCAGCACGGCGCTTGATAAGCCCAGCGTACTGCTTGCCACCAGCGTAGACCCACTTGTGAAACTCTTGGCTGGCCTTGTGGAATTGCCCACGGTTCAGACATTGGAGCAGCGTGCTACTGGTCAGGCCGTGGATGCCGACGTTGTAGGTAAAGGACACTAAGGCGTCGAACTGGTTTTGATTGATGTCCACTAGGACGGCAGCACGCACAGCATCCTCGTAGCGCGTGATCGTCTTCAAGAACATTTCGACCACTTTGCTGTGCGTGTAAGTGTCGCCTTCGCGCAGGTAGTCAACGTCATAGCTTGTCGTGCCGTAGCCCACAGTCAGCACAGGGGTAGACGCAAGGTTATCCATGTAAACCTTACGGTACTTCAGCGGTGTCTCGCGTGGTCCACCGGGATACGGGGTCGTGCCGTCAGT